TGGATGTTTTGTAATTGCGATATAATTTGCAGTTAATGGCGGGTCGATCATGATACTAACTGGGTCTGTTAGTATGCTTGATTCTGTTATTTGCCCCACCGAGACTAGGCTTGTCAAATTTATATCTGTATAATAAGCATACAATGCAATTAACCCCCTTGTTTTGCCTTTTAAAACAAACTTATTTACTCTGTCGACCGGATAAATTTTGACAGTGTACCCCTCTGAATTATAAATATCACCATTTGGGAAAATGTATTTTCCAACCAATGTAGATACAGGAGAATCCGGTTGATATGTTTTTGAGTAAGTATTATACTCTAATATTTTAGCATTATCGTTAAATGCCTGTTCAACCTGTAATCCTGTTGATCCAACTACTCCCACTCTTTCTGATGCTATTCTTTTAAGTGTCATTATATTGATTTTAATATTTCCGTTGCTTTTAGTTGTCCTTTACTATTCATTATTCCAGTTGTAAATAACGCATCAAATCCTATAGAATTTTCTACTCCCATAACTAAATTATTACTTCCATCATACCATATTACATCAAATGGAGATGCCGATGTATTGACCGTAAACATACCGCTTTTTTCGATAGGAATGAAATCTTTTGACCTAATTGCTGTAGATTTACTTACTGAAGCTCCGGTCGCATGATCTAGTGATCCAACCTCCCATCCTGCCGCATCCAGCTCAATTAGATTTACGCCACCTAATTCCAAATCACTTGCACCAATTCTAAGCTCTCCAGAATCGAGATCGAAATATGATCCCGCTTCGCCTAGTACGGATTGAATTCTTCCAGTTGTAATAAACCGTCCATTTATCCATGTCTTGCCATAATCGAAAGCCTCGCCCCTTACATTGTCTACGACTTCATACAACACTCCTACACGGAAGAAATAATAATTAGCGTCACTATCATATCGGAGCATGGATTCGGTAGCTTCCCAAGTTCCAGTGTTGTTGGTTTTGGAGCATTTCGCATAGATATAATAGACTTTTATGGGGTCGGCAAGGGTGATTATCTGCGCTGGCAAATTCCACACGTAATTTGCGCTCGTATCTGAATCGCCCCATTTAACCTCCCTATGTACGAGCATTGCCTTTGTAAATGCTAACTTATTTGGGTCGGCTAAGTAATTGGGTTTAATATCGCCCTTTATGATGAAATTCGAAGCCTTAACTCCCATTTCCAGATACAGCGCACTGATACTGCCGACTTCGATATTTTCTGTACGAAACTTACCCGTCATAGGATCAAAAGTGTAATCTTTTAGCCTATTCAACGACTGAGAATTTCTTCTTGCTGTCTTTTCCGAAGCCTCTCTGGTGATATTATTTACTATCTGAATTTCAGTAATATTATCCTGAATCCTGTTCAGCGTTGTGGCTATTGGCTTATCTGAAAGTACAATTTCATATATCGGAACTTGTCCAACTCCGCCATAAGAGATGTTTAACTGTTGGATTATGATGGGTTGGTTTAAGGCTAAATCACTATCGGCTATTTTAAATAAGTCACCTTCCATTACCGTTGCAGAAACGGGAGAACTCATCATGTACATTTCACCAACCCCAACTGCGTAGGTTGCTTTGCTATGGTCGTATTCTGCCAAGTAAGCAATCCCCGCATCTCTGAGTCTAATCTCGGCAGCCTTTACGTAAATATCCGGCATAAAAAGTCCGGTAAGAACGTAATGATCTCCGGCAGAGAGATAGGTAACGTCATCTGGTAATGGGAAATTACTATCAGTGTTACGATTTACCGTTAAAGTGTAGCCTCCCACAAATGGAACTACTTGCGTCACATCCAAGGCAACTCCACCCAATCTGCCATCTGTTATTTTAATCCTGAGTGTGTCGTCACCCAGAAAGTTGTTCATGTTAAATCCAATGTCTGGAATCGTTATCTGAAAGTCGGCTTGCTCTGGAGTCAATATGGCCGTGGAAGACACGATCACATCAATCCTTCCATTGCTTGCCGAAGTGCCACCTGCTGCACGTATCTGCTCGCCAGTTATTCCCTCGATACTCGGCTTTATATTCTCATCCCTAAATATGCCTTCACGAATTCCGTAGATAGCTATTTTCTCTGGGATTGCGTCTAGGTAGTCTATTCCTGTCGTTTCGTAATCAGGAAGCATTAGGGATGGGATATACTGTGCTGTCGGCAGTATCGAACCCACCCCTTTCTTGTATTTTAATGGTAAATTGTCTTTTGATCCATAACACCTCAGTCTCGTAACTACCGCCTCGTCCGATACTGCAATTCTGTCAATAGAATAAAGCCCCTTGTTTTTGCCGTATTCAAATATTGGCGCATGGATAGTTCCGACTGCGCCTATAGTTATAGTGCGGTTTTTAATTGTAAAATTCAGTTCGTAAGCGGCCTGTACCTGAACTAAGGCATCCAAGCAGTTGCCGTCAGAAATGGAAATATTCTTTACGGTTGTGGGCGCATCGTTGGCGACTGTGACTGTCCATAGATTCGGATATAGTCTGTTTAGATTTGCCTGAATTCTATTTGCCAACATCCGTACATCTCCGGTAAATTGTACTTCTGGGAATCCGGTATAATGAAGGAGATTGTCGCCAAGCACAATATCAAGAAAGTCGCACCTCTCCAGTTCACCACGCCCAATAGAGATAAATATAAGCTCATAAGAAAAGGCGTTCCCTACCGATCCGGCAAAAGCAATCTTTTTGGCTGTCGGCACGTAATCCAAAACGAAACGCTCCCCACGAAAATCTACATAATCGTCCGGCAGAAAATTGATCATCGTCGGAGATTCTACATTCAGACTTACCGACCTTTCAGACATGAAAGATCCGGTATATTTGCAATTGCCCGTAGAATATAGTTGCGTCCCGCCTTTAGAATATACTATCATTTAGTATTAATATTTGTAAGCTCCAATATCGTTATTCACCCTTGTTGCGTTATCGTAATCTTTAGTGACTCCGGCGGCATATCCGACAGCAATAGCGGGCGATCCGGCAGATAACTTGTAATTATGATTTGCCTCATCAATAAATAGCGGATTTGCATTATTGATATTGCCTGTAATCGTAACGCCCGTAGCTGTTCCATACACGGCATTTCCACCCATGCACATATTGTTTGCAACTATTACATTAGAATACGTGTAGGATACCTGAGCCACGTGGATAGCCGAGCTTGCCTGATCTTTAAATAAATTATTGGCTACTAAGCTATTGCTGAGATGACCATATAAAACCACATGCCCCTGAACGGTAGCGTTGTAGTTTCCGTTTTCAGATGTATTATGAAGGAATTTAACATAACTCGACGCCAAAGGGGGAACCGCGCCGGAATAAATCTGCAATGAAAAGCCGCGATTCATATTATAGAAGATATTGTTCTGAATCGTCACGCGGTCGCATCCCTCGATATAAGCTCCATGATCGTGATCTTTCCAATAATCGACAAATTCGCCTACGTAAACACTTCCGGCTTCAGTTGGCGAGAATCTACCTATATCGTGAATTAAACATCTTTCAATCATTATGTCACTTGATTGCTTGCAGTAAATCGCATCTAATCCCCACGTAATCGAAGCCTTATATCTTCCATTGTCGTGTATGTGACAGTCTCTTATATTGATTCCAGTACACCCATTCACGATTGCAATAGACATTGTGGCTGTTCCTTTTATTTCAAAGCCCTCTACATTGAAGTAGTGCGCATTATCAAAATAGAATCCATACTCGCTGGCATTGTTATTACCATTCAGCACTGCCATTCCTTTGTTGCGAGCCTTTATGGTTATCGGTGCGCCAGCCGTTCCGCTCTTACTTGTGTAGCAAAAATCTCCGGTAATCGTATATACCCCATCCTCGACTATAATAGTGTCTCCGGCAACCGCTTTATTTACCGCCACCTGAATTGTAAGTAGCGGCGACTCGTAAGTTCCGACATTAGTATCGCTACCTGTTTTTGCCACGTATAGGGCATTTGGGTAGACTATTGGAGTTACACCCATATACGCTTTTATATTATCTTTTAATCCAAGCAGGCTCCACTGATATTTTACTCCGCCTCTTTCAATCCAAATCAGGTCGGTATCGGTTGGCACATATCCGGCAGTTGCGGTAGAGAATAATGGGAGCGGATGTCCATGAGAAGTCAGTGCCGCTCCGGTAAGTTTCGCTTCTATTTCCGCTTTTGTAATGTCACTATTTTTTTGCGCATTGGTTGGGGCGTACGTGGTAGGTATTACACCAACCTTAACCTCTATCTCTGCCCTAGTAATATCCGAGTTCTTCTGAGCGTTCGTGGGCGCATGAGTTACTTGGGAGTGATTATAAGCAGTTAATCCCTGATCTCCCCTTGCTGCGGTTGCTGAAGTTGTGCCGATAGTTAATGACCGACCAGCCATAAGTGCGGCAGGAGTTGTATATTGCGGATCGGCTACTCCGGCAGATTCTCTAATCAATATCTTATCAGTGTCCAGTACCGTACTGCGGAAGGACATATCGGAAGGGAATTTCTTTGGCATGGATTGTGCGTATTAATATGTTATATATTCGCCATCGTCTGTCGTAATTACATCACCCATATTTGTAGGCTGCTTCACGATTGTATTTAATACAAAGATAGCAAAATGATCGGGATCAGCAAATGTCTTTGAAATTGGAATATCTGCGGCATAAGTCGCATTAGTTCCATCATCCCAAAACACTATTGCCGGAACATCGAAGGTTGTAGTTATCGTGTCGGAGGCAGTTGAAAGTACATAGCACAGAGGGTTATTAATCTTTACTTTCACAGTAAAAACTACCGCCTCCTCGCCTAATCTATAATGAGCCTTATTGTCATAGCTAACGTAGCGACATCTGATTCCACGCTGAGAGTATTCATCATACAAAGAAAACTCCGCCCCTTGCAAATAAGTCAAAAATGTTCGGATTGCCTCAGATGCAGTTCGTAAAACTCCCTTGTATACAAACTCTAAATCCTGCTCATAGGCTTTAAAAACAGGAATTGCTGGAACATATTCTTCGTCTCCTTGCTGATCTACCCAATCGCGCTTGAACATTTCTTTTACTTCGAGTTGTCTATCTGGAATCGACTTAGTGGTGATTCCAAAGGCGTTGAAGAGGTTGAGCTTGGGAGATGTGGATTTTTGTATATATGTTTTGTTCATTTGTTTTTATTTATAATAATAGATGCGCGCTAATCTTCAAAAAGTTTCTATATGTGAACCTTTTTAGATTGACTATTTAGCTATCCATCCGGTATTACCCGTACCGCTTTCTTTGACATACATTGACGTATTTGCCCCGCCATCTCTACGCATAAATATAGATCCGATTGGAGCCGTGATTTGACCTTCTGGAGTCCCTGTTCCTGCAATCAATCCAGCATTTAGATTGATCGTGGCATTACTTCCAAGTCTGATCTGATCTGCACCGCCACCAATCATGGCGCGTAATGCACCACCATTATGATCTTCAAATTTGACACCATAATTTTGCAATCTTAGATACGATCCTCCCGTGCCTGTATTTATTTTAATTTCACCACCACCCTCTTGACCCGCCAATGATCCAGCAGACGACCATGTTCGACCTCCGCCTGTTATGGTTTGATAGAGTCCGTAAACATTGCCTCCGCTTGGCTGTCCGAATACTTGCTCCCCGTTATATTTCATAAAATAAATATTCGCGGATGGATCAACTGTTTCTGCGGCTGATCTTTTTAGCGATATTATCTTACCATTAGCCGGAATTACTCCAAGTGGATTAATATTTATTATACCCTCTTTTGCAGGATTTACCGGCCCCACAAAATCAGCGTTTGCAATCAATGTTCCGGGACTCGTATTTGATAAATATACAGGCTCTGAAAACTTGGTTTGTTCTTGATCATTTATTGATATGTGAGTGTTTTCAAGTCCACTACTATCAACAAGTGCGGGTTTCGTTCCGGGCGTGTACCCATCAATGACAATATTTTGAGTTGCACCCGGCGCAAGATATACGCCTCCCTTTGTATTGGCAGTAGCGTCAAACATGTTATTGTGCGATATTGTATTTGACGCAGCCCTTCCCATCCTTATGCCGTAAGAATAATTCGGTAATTCGATCAGATTTTCAGTAATCACATTACCTGTGCAATACTGAGTTGCGCCAACTGCAACGTTATCAAACTCAATGGCTGCTCCATCAACTAAATTCGATCCGCACGTTGTCCAAACTGTATTTGCTTTAATTACAGTTGCGTTTGCAAATGTACGTCCGTAAACAATTCGCCTTATACCCGAATAATAATTATCTTTTATTACAGTTCCATAACCTTGAAATCCATCGTTTAAACCACCAAATCCTTCAACCTGAGTATCTCCCCCAAGAATAGTTGCATCCTGATTGCACGCAGTACCTATTTTTGATCCAACAAAACCACAGTCATGAATATGCAGAGTTGTATTTGTCGTATAAACGAAAGGAGTTGAACTACCTGAGTTGTCTACTAGAGTTAATCCCTCCATCTCGATTAATCCAAGTCCTGATGTGACAAATTTTCCATATGTGCCGGAATAGGTCATATTAAGGATTGTTCCTCCTAATATTGCAGTTCCACGCCCAGACATTAATGCCCCTTCGCCTGTAAATTTAATTGGCGCCTGTCTTGGTGGCGTGGCCAAATCATTTACAATTGATATTTTGCCAGGTATGAAATATGCCCCAATGGGAAAATTCACTTCTCCTCCGATTCCGATAAGTGAATTTGCCGCAGACTGAACCGCGGCAGTACAATCCGATCCATTTGGCAATGCACCAAACCATTGAGCATTAATCTTTGTGAAATTTCGTTTGAAATATTCTGCACCTAATTGAAAATAAATAATTCCGTCCACCGTTGGCGTGCCTGTCACCTTCGACATTGTGAAATTCTCACCTGTATATTGGTCAATAATTCCATATAAAACATCACCTTTTCGTTTTGCCAAAGAAAGAAGATCGTTTGATTTTATAGACAATGCTTCTGTGAAATTGGCATTTAGCTTACCTCTTACAGATGATCCTGTTTCGCCGTTATTTATCGTTTGCATATCTTTGTTTTTTTATATTAATCAATCCACAATTCAGTATCAACCCATCTCTGGGAGTCTTGCCATAATCCTGTTATGAGAAGCCAATTTTCCGGCTTCGGAAGGTTCACATTTGCCCCAATGCGAACTGCATTCAACCTGTTTAAATATTGTAACAACATATTTTAGTTTGTTAAAATACATTCCATAAAAATACGGATATTTGTAGATACTGCTGAAGGTGTAAAAGCGTCAACTGCTTCCACGATTATATGTATGTCTCTTGTGGTCGGATTAAGCATTACGTTTGTAAACATATCAGAAGCTACCGAAGCCCTACTACCTGTTCCAAAAGTAAGCGCAACGTGTCCTACTCTTTTTGCAGGATCGCTTACTGCATAAACGGAATTATTCACCTGATTAGTTACGGTATCCTTGTAAATGTTGACATTTATTGTCTTGCCAGCCAATCCGGTATCATCTGTCTGTACGCGCATGTTTGTAATTATTACGCCAGAACCTGCCGCTTTTGCAACATCCGCAAAGAAAGCAAGCGTACCGCCTGATATTACATCACCTGCAAGATAAGGATCAAGATTTGCCGGACGTGTAATCATAAGATCGAATGTTCTCACAACATCTGAGAGCGAAGTGTTTCCGTCATTTAAGTCTAATACGGTAACTTTACCCATAAGCTGAGGATTGGATATTAGGCTTGTATTTTCGATGATTGTTCCTGCCGGAAACCCCATGTACGCTTCGTTTAATCTTAGTTTCATTTCTGTGTATGTTTTGTAAATTAATATTATTCTTTTATGTTATATTACTCTTGTTGTTTTACTCGAATGGTTCAAAATACTTGTTCCTAAATGTGATTTTTTTTTTGAAAACCGAAATTAAGGCGTTCTGACTTCTTGGATTATAAAATTGTCAAAATCAATACTTCCATTAATTGCATCTGGGAATATTATTGTAAAAGATCCATTTGTCGTGCAGGTTCCCTTTCCTCTAACCGCAACCCAACTACTTGTAATATTCGGTGTGTAAATTGGATCAGACAGACCTAATCCAATGTTTACGCATAATCTACCAGTATAATTATTGCTTTTTACAGACGCCGACCAACCGTAAGTTTTTCCAACCGTCAAAACTGTCATACCAAAATTTGCACTCCACGCAGCCGAATTAGCATTAATAGTCATATACTTACCTAAACTATCATAAGATATTAATACGTTGGTTTTGAAATAATTGACAGTTCCGTCTGTTTCGAAGATTGAGCTTGCTAATGGGATTATGTTTGCTGATATAAACTTATTTACAACCTTATTAATGCCGAGTGCCATCCCTTGTCCAAGCTCTAAATAACCAGTCGAAGATAGATGAACCCCATTGGTGTGAACTCCTCCAGTTTTTGGATAGCCATCATTCCGATCCAACAAAATTGATTCATACGTACATTCCACCCTACTGTTGAATACCCCACTTGCAAATTCTGCAACAAAGGCACTCCAATATTTGTGCATGTTTTCGATGTAATAATCCTGCGAATAAACCGATTCGTCATAGTTGGCATTCCATCCTGCACCCGAATTTTCACAGATAGTGGGTATGCTAAGTAGTATCTTTAGGCTTGCATTATACGTGAGAAATCCATTAATAAGAGTTTTTGCATTGTTTATAATGGCTGTTATCTCAGCATCGGTTAATTTATCACCAGTGATATTACAATGGGGGAAGGTATCATTCACTCCAAGTCTCATAGAAACATAATCAGGAACCGCTATTGCATTATCGGTAAAATAGGCTGCGATATTTAATGCTCCTGACTTAAAAAATGGACTTCCG